CTTGCTCTGGTGGGTGAGAGAGGTCCGGAGTTGGTCGCTTTTCGCGGCGGTGAGCGGGTGTACTCAAACCGGGAGACCGAAACCCTTGTGGGCAACGGACGGGTGGTCAACCTGACCATCAATGAGGCCAAGCACGAGACTACGCCGCAAGCTGTGCTACGAGGACTTCAGTGGGTGGATTCCATGTACGGCAACAGGCTGTGAACGGAGGTATCTATGCCAATTCCGGTGCGACAGGGGGGCACCCCTACGCCCCCCACTACGGGGCAGCCTGTCCCTCCGTCTCCTGTCTCCTGGGGCCGGACGTACGTGTCCATTACTGGAAGGAACGGTGAGGGGGAGGAAATCCCCCTCACCGGTTTCTCCGGCTCGAAGTGGCCGGGGATCATCATGCTCCCTGGTGCGACTGGCCTAGATGCTCCCCCATTCGAGCTGCACGCGGATGACAGCCCGAATCTGGACGGGGGAATTTTTCGTGATGCTAGAGCAGTGGCCAGGGAGATCATGATCCCCGTCTACCTGTACGGTATCGACAGGAAGACGGTCCGGGATCTGAAGAGCCGGCTGGTGTCTTCTCTGAATCCCAAGAAGGGGTACTGCGTCCTCAAGGTGGTGGAAGGGGATGCGATCCCGCGGTACCTGCACTGCTACTACAAGGCGGGCATGGAGGGTAGTGAGGCCCAGGACGATGCTGGTTTCACGTGGAAGCGGTTCGGGATCCAGCTCATCGCCTATGACCCGTATTTCTACTCAGATGATATCCAGGTGGCTCGGTGGGTTTTCGGTGAAGGAGAACCCTTCCTCGGGGACCCCTTCATTCCCCTCCACATCAACGCTGGTATCGTCTCCAGTTCCCAGGTGACCGTCACGAATCCTGGAGACGTGGAGGCGTGGCCGCGATGGGAGCTGAGTGGCCCGATCCGTGGTTTTACTTTCACAAGTCCCTCCGGGGAAGAGTCGTTCGGCATCCCTGCCCCGGAGGACGGGTCAGACGCTGTCCCTGGCGGTAGGACTCTGACGATCGACACTCGCCCCGGATACAAGACCTTGCGGGATGACCAGGGCACAAACTACTGGCCCCTCCTGGATCCAAATCCGCAGCTGTGGTCCATCCCGGATGGTGAATCGACATTCCAGGTGAGCATCACTCCGGGATCATCCAATGCTCAGGTGATCCTCACCTTCCAGCCTAGATACGAGGGCTACTGATATGGGATATCGAATCGAGGTACGTGACAGGGACCTGAAGCGCATTGGTGAGATCGACACCTGGATTTCTCTGGACATGAACATCCAGTTCTGTGATCAGGGGTCGTGGAAGCTGCTTATCAAGGCCGGCACTCCGCAGGCTGATCTTCTGGACAAGGGTGGCGGGGTGGCCATCTACCAGGACGGTGTGGATGTCCCCGTCTGTACTGGGCAGATCGACACGTTCCAGAAATATTGGACCACCGAGCAGCATCCGGGGCCGGGGTCACTGTATATCGGCGGCAAAACTGACAATGCGTTGGCCTTCAGCCGGCTGGCCTTCCCCGACCCGTCGCTTCCGATTTCCAAGCAGTACTCCTCCAACATCGACACGAGGATCGTGTCAGCACCAGTGAGTGAGCTGATCTGGAATGAGATCTCAACTTCTATGGGCTCGTCTGCCCTGGCCGATCGACAGGTGTCTGGCCTTGTTCTGCCGAGTAAGGCTTCCTTCGGACCAACCAAGTCGGACAGTCTTCGCTATGACGTGATCGGGGAGAAGCTGAATGCCTGGTGCACTGACAACAAGGTGGGCTGGCGGCTCGTCTACAACCCGAACACGGAGTCCATCGACCTGATGATTTTCCAGCCGCGGGACCTCTCCAAGGAGATCCGCTTCTCTCCCGAGCTTGGGAATCTCAGAGAGTTCGTGTGGACTCTCTCCGCTCCGAAAGTCACTCGGGTCGTTGTGGCCTGCCAGGGTGAGGGCAAGGGGCGGTACATCTACCAGAAGATCGACGAAGATTCCGAGACCGAGTGGGGGATGGCGGTCGAGTCGTTCGTGGATAGACGTGACCTCCCCATTGTCACGGACCCTGCTACAGGGCAGCCGAAGAAAGCTTCATCGGATGTCACGGACGAGGAGTTCCAGAACGCGGTGAAGGCAGTGGAGGACGCTGCGAGTGAGGTCCTTCAGGAGGGTGAGAAGAACGGCAATTTTCAGATTTACCCCATCGACACGGATGAGGTGCGATTCGGTCGGGACTATTTCGTTGGGGACATTGTGACTGTGGCCGTGGATGGCACCGAGTACGTCGACATGGTGAGGGAAGTCAGTATCACTGTGGACGATGGAGGCAATGCTTTGACGGTGGCCCCGAAGATCGGCGAGCAGGGAAGTGGAGACCCGCTGAACCTTTACAAGACGGTGTTCGAGATGCGTGAGAAGCTGCGCAAGCTGGAAGCGAGGATGTGAGAAATGGCCGAGATCAGTTACCCGTTTGCCGCGGCTAGTGCCGGCGGTGGCTCTCCTCTGGTGTCCCAGCTCCAGTGGCAGGCAATGTCCCATCTGTGGGCCGCCGACCGTATCGACTTCCAGCTAGTTAACTCCAGCTATAGCACGACTGAGCTGCCGTTTTACCCTCAGCTTGTCGGATCGGACATCAGCATTGGTGCTGGTGCTGCCTGGGTGGGCGGCTTCTACTACAAGAACGACGCTCCTTGGGTTGTCCCCGCCCCGACCAATTCCGGGGCACAGCCCCGTATTGATCTCGTCGTCATCCGGGCCGACATGTCCGCTGGCTCCGTCAATCTCGCCATCAAGACTGGTCAGGCCGCAGCCAATCCTCTGGAGCCCACGGTTCAGAGGACTCCTGGAGGCGTCTGGGAGATGCCCATTTGTATGATCCGGTGTGAGGCCAACAATGGTGCCAGGAGCATCGGTGATCGTCGTCGTTTCGATGTTCCGGGATTGGTCTCCACTCCCTGGAACATGAAGGACGTCATGGGGGCTATGCCGCCCGGCAGCTTCGGCCTGGACCTGGACGTAAACATAAACGACACCCAGTCCGAGTCTTTCGTGGGGCGGGACGGGTACATGGTCACCCGGCACCTGGGGAAGCGCCGGCCGTACACTCCCGACGTGTTCCCAGTGTCGGGCAAGCCGGCCTCATCAAACCGCAAGGGTTTTTGGCGGTACATTGCCCCAGGCACGGTCTTCTTCTCGGTCGAGATCAGCAACCCTTCGACCAAGGCTGCGACTCTCAGCGGAGGGGGCACTGGTATAGGGTTCTCCCTTCCAATTGCCAAGTCAAAAGACACGGCGGGTGTCTTCCATGGGTTCCTCTACAACCCTGAGTACCGCGATGGTCTGCCGAACTTCGTGGACATTGTGGCTCAAGACAGCTGGGCCAACACCAATTGTTATCTCTACTACCCCAATCCGAACACAACCAAGGAAGGCCTCGACACCCTCAAGCTCATTCCTGGGAAGTCGAAGCTGACGGTGTCCGGAGTGTATGAGACGAACGCTTTTGATTAGAAGGGGGCTCGTATGGCGCGTAACCTTTTTGGTGGGTCTGCGGCTGATGTCGCTGAGAACATTGACGGCTCCCGAGTCCCCGCGGCAACAGGCACCGTATGGGACGGGCCTACAGACACCGCCGCTCAGATAACCGATCTACAGGATGCCTCCGGGAATCCGATCACCACCCTCACCGCCAACGATCAGGGTATGGTGAATCACTTCTACGGCCCCGATGGGGTGGATCTCCTCTACGTGGATTTCGGGGCTGGCAGGGTTGCTCTGACCCCGGTGAATACCGCCGGCCGGGTCTCTCAGCACCTGGTCGACGTGGACCCTCATGGGACCAAGTCCTCGGTGCTGGCCGAGATCAATGCTCAGAGAGGCATTGCCGGTGGCTTCGCTACGCTGGACTCATCGGGGAAGATCAGCATCAGCCAACTCCCTCAGGATGTTTTGAACGTCAAGAGTTACGGGGCTGCCGGGGACGGTGCCACGGACGACTACGAGGCTCTTCAGGACGCCATTGACGCCGCTTCCGCAGCAGGCGGAGGGGCTTTGTATCTTCCCCAGGGAAGGTACTTGGTCAGTAAGGCTCTTGTGTGGGCCAGTGGCGTGAGCCTGATCGGTGATGGCGAGCGTCTTTCGATTCTTCAAGTCACCGACCCTGATCAGGACTGCATTGCCGGTACCGACGTGCACAGCGTGACGATCGAGAAGGTACAGCTCTCCGGGCCGGGACGCGGTACCGGTACCGGCATCCGATTCACTCGCCACGAGGCGCCGGCACTTTCGGGTATCACTGTGCGGGAAACACTCGTTCAGTCCTTCGGGGGTGACGGAATTTACTGCCACAGCCTCGCCGCCAGCACTCTTCAGCGGGTGCAGGCCCGGACCTGTGGTGGCTTTGGATTCCATATCGAGAATCCTCAAGAGACTGTTTTTGGTAGTGCCTCGACCTCCCTTATCAGCTGCACCTCGCATGCCTGCGTGCTGGGTGGCTTCTGGCTGGAGGGCCTGTCCTACAGCGCTGTGACTGCATGTGGCGTCCTGGAGTCTCCGACCGGATTCCGGCTGAATTCCTGCACTGGCGTCAATCTCACGTCTTGTGGGGCCGAGCAGTGCACCACAGGTCTCATCGTGTACGGCGGCACCAGCTCGACTGTGAGCGGATTCGTCACCAAGTCTTCGGACGGTACGAGCGTAAAGGTCGACGGCGGGGCCTCGGGAATCGTCCTCTCCGGAGTCGTGGAGGTCTCCCCTGCGACCACAGCAACGGCCTGCCTGAAGACCACGTCTGGCACGGCAGTGACTGTCCTCGGACTGACCGCGGTGAAGCCGAATTCCCTCAGCGGCACTGTTCACAGCATCGAGACTCTTTAGGAGACCCCATTGGTAGCTGCGATTAGTCCTCAGACCTTGATCGAACTCGGGTTGCAAGAGGCGGCCATCAAGTACCAGGAAGACCGGGTTGGGACCACTTGGACAAACCTGACCAAATACGCCAAGGAAACCCCAGGGATGGCTCCTTACGACGGGCAGTCCTGGTGTGTGATCGGGCTCGTGTGGCTCGCCTACAGGGCCGGCGATATCAGCATTCTCCCCCAGACTCCCGCCTGTGATGTGGCGATCGACACCTACAACACGTGGGGGCGGTGGTCCTGGTATCCGGCCGTGGGCGCCCAGGTGATGCTGGGTGAGGACGGCCTTGAACATACGGGACTTGTCTACAAGTACGACGCCACCAAGATCTGGACCATTGAATTCAACACCAACGTCACTGGAGCCACTGAGGGGGACGGCGTCTATCTCAAGGTCCGGAACCGAACCGATGCGTTGGTCTACGGCTACGGGTATCCGAAGTACTGCACTCCCATGGACACGGCTGACCCGAGCTGGGTCGACGATCCGACCCTGCTCAAGACGACCTCGGGCACGGAGCCGGCGTACGCCCCTTACCCCGGCGAGGACTTCTTCCGGGTGGGTCGTACGTCTCCCCTCGTCCTGGCCATGGGCCAGAGGCTCATCGACGCCGGCTTCGGCAGTCGGTACACGCTTGGTGCCAGCGCGGAACTGGGGCAGACGGACCTTGACGCTTTCGGGGACTTCCACGCAGCCAGCGGAAACCCCGGAGGGGCCTACACGGGGATCCCGAATGAGGCAGCCTGGCGACTGCTCAAGGTCCCTCATTCCCACTAAGTTGACTTGTACTCAGGCCGCCTCCGGGCGGCCTTTCTCATGCTCTCTCGCGCGCGAGTCACTTAAGTGCCTTCGCCTTCGAGGGAAGGTACCCAGCTCTCAGAGCCGATCCACAAGGGGGAGCCTTGATTCCATGCCCGATTTCCTCAACTACGCCGGCGGCCTTGCCATCTTCGGCGGGGCTCTTGCTGTCGTCATCACGTCCATCCGCACTAATGCCACCCGCATTTGGAAGGAAGAGGCCGAGGCGGAGAAGAGACGCGCTGACCGCCTCTTCGAAGAACTGGAAGAGGTAAAAAACCGACTGACCGACCTGGAGAACTACACCAAGACTCTGGTGGTGATCCTCTCCACGGTGGACCCGCAGAAACTTGACGACCTTCGTAATCAGAGGGGGCTCTAATGACTGATCAAGTCGCTCGCATCGTTCAGGTGGCCGAAGGTGAGGTTGGCACCAAGGAGACCAAGAGCGGCGGTCACTGGGTGAACAACTCCAAGTACAACCGCTGGTTCGGCAGGATCCCCGGCTATGACCAGGACGGCTACGGCTGGCCGTGGTGTGCTGCTTTTGTTGCCTGGTGTGCTCATGAAGCCGGTGTCGCCTCCCTGTACCCGAAGAGTGCTAGCTGCTCTACTGACGTGTCCTGGTTCAAGGAGAAGGGCCGTTTCAGCGAGTATCCGGCGATCGGCGCTCAGATCTTCTTTGGTCCTGGTGGTGGCTCCCACACGGGCCTGGTGGTCGGGTACGACTCCACATACGTGTACACCGTGGAAGGCAACACCAACAGCACTGGATCCGCGGAGGGGGACGGCGTTTACCGGAAGACTCGTGTCCGCCGTGACGACTACGTCTTCGGGTACGGCTACCCGGAGTTCGAGGGTGGCATTGTGACCGCGGATCCAAGCAAGAAGGGTAAGGCCGGCTTCACCTACCAGGAGTCTGCTTCAGCTCCTGCTGCCTCGAAGCCGGCCAAGGCCGAGTACGAGCCGTTCCCAGGTGCCACATACTTCAAGAAGCGGCCGAACTCTGACTTGGTCACCCGCATGGGTAAGCGTCTCGTGGCCGAGGGATGCTCGGCATACAAGTCTGGCCCCGGCCCGCAGTGGACCGACGCCGACCGTGCAAGCTATGCCAAGTGGCAGCGCAAGCTGGGCTACCGCGGTGCCGACGCCGATGGCTGGCCCGGCAAGACGTCGTGGGACAAGCTCAAGGTGCCGAAGGGCTGACGCCCGAGTCACTTACGAGGGCTCCCGTTCGAGGGAGCCCACTCGGGCGCGAGTCACTTTCGAGGGTTCATTTTCGAGGGAAGGCATTCTGTTGCCGGTCGTCTTGCTCGCGC